ACTGATACCCCACCTCGACCAGCGTTGGGAGCTGGTCGCACCGGTCAGCAGCATCGTTCCCCACGCGCACACCATGCAGCCGAGCTGACCGCTCGACAACGGATGCCCGGGATTTTGCCTAGCTTACCACAGCTTCAGATTAGGACGTTCGCTGATAAAGGCGGCAAGCTAGACTCTTGAAATCTTGATAGCAGTTTCGAACAGCCTGGACATGGGAGCCGATGGCTCCGTCGGCCGGCTTCAGGTGGAACATTGGCTTGCGGGCTTCCTGGGCCATAGGCATTAGACTGCGGTAGTCTTTCAGGGTCGAGAGGCACTCCGGATCGTCACCCACTCGGATACCTTCCTTGCCACCTTCATCAAGGACGTAGCGGTGATATGTCCCGGGAATGCGGTTCATCCACTTGCCATAGGCTTTAACGGGTCGGGCTAGGCGGACTGAATGCTGCATCACGACATATCCGATAGGCTGCATTCGGCCTTCGGGCACTTCCATGCCTATAGGTTGTGCGTCCAAGCGCTTTACCCATTCGCGACGCCACTTTCGTAAGGTGGGGCCTAAGTTTTGAAGACCTTTGAGGGAGAACAAGTCTGGGCCGAGCGGTACGACCACGTAGTCGGCGGCAATGAGGGCGGCTCGGTTGATGGCGCCAAGGTTTGGTCCTACATCAATTAGAGCTAAATCAGCTTCGCGCTGCGCGCCGGCCCGACGAATTATCTCGGCGAAAGCGCCGAGAACTCGAAACGCGCGCTTATCTCCGTCCAAGCAACGCGGCCATTGTTGAGAGAGTTCATCCTCGAAGCCCGAAAGGGCAAGATCCCCCACGAGCAGGCCTATGTTGTCCATTTCAGCAACATAGGGCTCCTCGATCCCGCCTTCGCCTTCAAGCAAGGGTCGTATAGGCGCAAGGGCTGTGTGGGTACTTTGCTCTTCCGGCCAAAATTCCTCTAGCTCTTCCTCATCCATAAACATGGTGGAGAGATTGGCTTGGGAGTCTAGATCTGCAGCGAGTACGGAATACCCTTGGTCTGCGAACATCCAAGCGAGATGGTACACCAGCGCTGTTTTGCCGACACCGCCCTTGTTATTAAAGAAAGCTATAGTTTTCATCCGGCTGGCCTTATCGTAACAGCCACGTAAGTGGCTTCGAATTGAAAATCCGGTTCAGGATTGCCGTTGTCTCGCAGACGGCGTCGCGCCAATGGCACTCCGTATCCGAACCGTTGAACGTAGCCCAGGACATGCATGGCCTCAGCAATAAGGGGATTACGGTAGTCAGTAATCCCCTTGCCGAAATTTTCGCGAGTGACTTGGCCAAAAAGGCCCCCGGGATTATGAATTTCGATTCGGTCTTTGAACCAGTATATACGTACTGGAGAATTACTCGACTCGTAGTCTCGGTGAATCAGGGCGTTGCGAGCAAACTGTTGCAAGGCGATCACAGGGTAGTCCGGCTGACGCTGTTCGCGAGGGGCGCTTTCGATATCTACGCCCACCTGAATGTGTACCTCCAGAAGCTCATCAAGCTGGCTCATAATGCTTGGTAGAGTTCCGCTCAGGGCCTTTTCATTCTTGATGGGATCACCTAGTTCAGCGCCATCGATGCGCAAGAACTGCACGTAGGCTCCGGGGATGGTTGCAGCCGGATCGTGACCTAGTATCAGCAATGCACCGTTATTCGGCGAACCATCCACCAGGAAGCGCAGGGCGCGGAGTTGATCGGTCGTCGTGCGTTGATTTTCTTCAAGCACTTCTGGGGCAACGGCATTCGGCAGGTATTCGCGCTCAAAGATTTCGAGGTCTAAATCCTCTAATCTCGTTCCCGTGGCCGGCCGTAGATCGAAAGTGCGGTCGCCCCCTCGCCGTCGCTCTGCCAAGCGGAGTTCCTGTTGCGGGGTCGCGCGCTGATTCGTGGTCCCAAGCCGGACAAAAGCCTGGCCTTGGTAACGAACCGGAGGGTCAATGTGGGGCCGGACCTCCACCACAATCACTTGGCAACCGTCCAGCTCCCGTAGCTGAATCTCTACATCTGGCAGAGGCAAGATATCTCCGCCCTGCGCCCAGTTTGCTAACTTCTGCTGAGCGTCGTCAGGGTTCTCAATCGGAGCGCAGGTTCCATCGTTTTCCAGGCCAACGAACACGATACCGCTCTTGCCTTCTCCCTCAAGGTCATTCGCGAAGGCGCAGATGGCCCGGCGGATGGAGCTTCCTTGCGCCGTAGAGCGCTTAAACTCCACGCGCTCTGATTCCCCCGCCCGCTTGAGCGCCAGCAATTCTTGATCCGATAGCATGCTGTAGATCCACCTCAATGATTCCGGTCTTACAATACAAGCTACCGACGGTTCCTCAAGCCCATCCTGAACCCCGCCGAGGAAGGAATTTCTAGCTTTCAACGAGTTCCGGTTGCCATCGTTCGCGCCATCAACGATCGCTGACAATCAACTCCCCCACGGCCTTCCCCTCGCCCGCGTCCTTGCTGCCGACAGTGTAGGTCGTTTGCACCGCCTCCAGCCGGAAGGCGCCGAAGATCTCCCGCACCTCGGGCGTGTCGTTGATGGACAGCAGGAAGCGCCCGCGCAGCGCCGCCAGGCGCTCGGCCATCTCGGCGAAGTCGGCGCGGGCGAAGACCTCGGCGCCGTAGTCGGCCTCGTGGCCGTGGTACGGCGGGTCCAGGTAGAACAGCGTCTCCGGCCGGTCGTAGCGCGCCAGGAACTCGCGCCAGTCCAGGCACTCGATGATGACGCCGGCGAGGCGCCGGTGGATCTTGGCCAGCACCTGCTCCAGGTCGCGCATGTCGAAGCGCGAGCCGCCATCACCGGGCGACACCCCGAAGGTCTGCCCCCGCACCTTCCCGCCGAAGGCTGTGCGCTGCAGGTAGAAGAAACGCGCCGCCCGCTCCAGGTCGGTCAGCGTCGCCGGGTCGCTCGCCTTCAGGCGCTCGAACTCGGCGCGCGCCTGCACGCGGAAGCGCAGCTCCTCCAGCAGCGGGCCGTAATGCCGCTGCAGGCAGCGCAGGAAGGTCACCAGCTCCCGGTTGATATCGTTGACGATCTCGGTGCGCGGCACGTGGGTGCGGCGCAGGAACACCCCGCCGGCGCCCAGGAAGGGCTCGGCATAGACCTCGTGCGGGATGGCCGCGATGCGCCGGGCCAGCCGGCCGGCCAGGAAGCGCTTGCCGCCCAGGTAGGGCGCGATCGTGGGAACGGGGTCGACTTGCATTGACAACATGCACGAAACCCTGCTTGAACCCGCCCGCCCGAGCGCACGGGTGGCGGGATGGCCATGTCTCGGCCGGACGTGGTCATAGGAGCTGACTCCTCCTGGCTCTGGGGGCGCCCACCCCCATCCCCCGCCCTTCGGCCGGGGTTGTCTGCTGCTTCGTGGTCCTGCCACAGGCAATGTATTCGCTGATAGCGAAGTTTCTTCTTGACCAGAGATTCGCTATTCGCTAACCTTGCCGTGTCGAAAGCGGAGGCGCGGATGCGGATCGAATACACCAAGGTGGCGCGCAAGGCCCTGAAAACGCTGCCAAAAGCGGCCGCTAACCGCATCCTGGCCAAGATCGAGGCCTACGCCGCCGACCCCGCCGCACAGGCGAACAACGTCCGCGCCCTCAAGGGCAAGCCAGGCTATCGCCTGCGCGTCGGCGCCTACCGCGTCCTGTTCACGGTCGAGGGCGACGCGGTCGACATCATGCTGGTCTATCGGGTCGGCCACCGGAAGGAGGTCTACGATGACTGAGGAGACCGTGACCATCACCCGCACGGAGTACGACGAGCTGTTGGAGCGCCTGGAGGACCTGGAGGCCTCGCTGGCGCTGCTGCGCGACCGCCAGGAGGACGACGGCACCCGCATCCCCCATGAGGTCGTGAAGGCGGAGGTCGCGGGCGACCATCCCGTCACGGCCTGGCGGAAGTATCGTGGCCTGACTGGCCGGCAACTCGCCCAGGAGGCGGGCCTCAGCGCGGCCTATCTCAGCGAAATCGAGCACGGCAAGAAGCCGGGTTCCGTCGAGGCCTACCGGGCGCTCGCCCGCGTCCTGCGCGCGCCGATCGACGTCCTGGCGCCGGAGCGCGCCTGACGGCTCCTCGCGCTATCCCCGCCCCGCCCGCCGGTCCTGCTTCTCGAACTCGCGGGCCAGTATTAGCGGGATGCGGCGCTGCCAGCGGTCGAACAGCTTCGGCGGGTCCAGCAGCTTGGGGATCCGGACCCGCTTCACCAGGGTGAACAGCACCGTCGGCGTTCCGTCGACCTGGGCGATGAGGAAGGCCTTGTCGGCCCGCGCCTGCACGAAGCTCAGGCGGCCGAAGCGCGCCTCCGCCAAGGCGACGTTGGCGTCGCCGCGAACGCCGCCAGCGCCTTCGGCCGTCCGCTGCTTGTTTTCATCCAGCCCCAGGGCCTCGGCCGCGTCGGTCGGAATGACCAGCCACTCGCCCCCCTGCGCGGAGACCGTCCCGCCGTCGGTGAAGGCGTCGTGAATGCGCCGGGCCTTCGACCAGACCATCGCCGCGGCGTTCAGCGAGAACACGGTGCGCCGGTCCGGAAATCGCTTGCTGCGCCAGGCCCGCGCCAGGCCCTCGCCCAGGCCGGCCCGGCGCACCTGGCGGCGCAGGGCGTTCTTCAGGCCGTTGCCGACACGGCCCATGGTGGTTGTGGCCGCGCGCTCCGCGATGTCGACGTCCAGCGCCGTCAACGTCGCGAAGGTCGCCTGCGCCTTGTTCCTGAACGGCCGGACCCGGCCGGCCTTGACCCGCACCCTCACGACTTCTCCTTCTCCCGATCCTCGTCCCGCTTGGTGAGTTCGTGCTCGACCGCCGACATCACGGCGAAGGCCTCCAGCATCACCCTGGGCTGGTCCAGCGTCCCGCCGGGGTCGGGCAGCCAGCCCCGCGCCATGCCGCCCTGCGACAGCCGCCACAGGCGCAGCATGTCCCAGGCCCAGGGCTCCACGTGCCAGGCCGGCGGATGCACGTAGGTCTCGCCGTCGATTTCCCAGGGGTCGTCTAGGTCGAGGTCGTCGCCGTCGAGGTCGCCGCCGGCGAGGGCGACCCGGACGGCGAGACGGAGTTTTTTACCTGCGCCGGCGACAGCTTGGCGAGGTCCTGCAGCCGCTGTCGGATGGCCTGGCGGTCGGCGGTGGGCACGTGCTCCAGCGCCCGCGGCGTCACCAGGCCGTCGCGGATCTCGCAAGGGCCGTCGAGGTTCTGCCAGTCCGCCAGATAGACGCGCAGCGTCACCTGCGTCGCCTGGGCCTGCGCCTGCGCGTCCATCTGGTACAGCCGCCACAGCGGGCCGTGGTGCAGGGCGATCTGCGCCTCGATGTGGGTCACCTCGGCGCTCAGCCGCTCGCGCTCCTCGGCCGAGGGCTCGTACTCGCCGCGCCGGTACTGGTCCCAGGTGTCCAGCAGCGCCAGCACCTCCTCGCGCTGCGCCTCGTCGCCCACCAGCTCCTTGACGCCCTCGCGCAGCGCCTGGCGATACAGGTGGCGCGGCGGCGCCTGGCGCAGTTCGAGCTGCCCGGCGGTCTTCACCCGCGCGTCCAGCAGGTCGCTCGGCAGGCGCAGCCAGTACACCGGCGCCGTCTCCGGCATCCGGCTCTCGCGGACGACGGCGCCGTCGGCGTCGTGCTCCTCCGGCTCGCGGTAGTGCTCCGGCGTGAACGGCACCGTCTGCCGCGCGCTCGCCGGGAGCGGCGCCGCGCGCCCCTTGCCCAGGTTCAGGTCCATGCGGTCCCCCTCAGTACAGCGTGATGAAGCCGCCGGAATCGTCGCCCTCGGCGGCGTAGTTCATGCTCTCGACGGCGAGCTGGTTGCGCTGCTGGAAGCCGTGGCCGGTGTAGACCGCCCGCGGCACCGTCTGCGCCACGCGGTTGCCCGGAAAGCGCGCCTGGCCGCCCAGCGCCCGGCCGTGCAGCGGCTGCCGCGCACCGTTGCGAAAGGCCGACAGCAGGTCGCGCGTGGCGGTCTTGGCCATCTGCGGATCGACCGAGCCGGTCATGCTCCGCGCGACGATCAGCGGCGCGCCAAAGCCGGCCTCGCGGTTCGGATCGTCGGGGAAGACGATCTCGTTGCCGGTCTCCAGGCTGAAGGTGTTGAGCGCCGCCTTCCGGCGATTGATCGTCATGCGGCCGTTGCGGAACACCCCCGGCTTGCTGCCGTCGTAGGCGATGCCGCTCGGGATCGGCGCGTCGGTCGTTTCGTGCAGCAGGCCGCGGAGCTGGAACTGCGCCCGCACCACCCCGGCGGCCTGGAAGGTGAAGGTCGGGCTGGCCACGCAGTCGACCAGGCGGAACACCCGCCCGTCGAAGTACAACTCGACCGAGGCGCGCGGCTGCGCGTCGGTGTCCGGGCTGGTCGGGGCATAGACGACGTTCGGCGGGATGCTGGCAACAGTGTTCGCGTCCAGCGCCGCGCCCGGGGCCTCCGCCAGCTCGGCCACCCGGCCCGTGGTGTAGTCGGTCAGGAAGTTCCAGGCCGGCGTGCTCGGGTTCCCGGACAGCAGCACCGGCATCGCCTGGTACAGCCCGTCGCTGTCCGCCCAGGGCGCCTGCGCCGTGAAGGTCGTCTCGCTGCCGCCCGTCGCGCTCACCCCCGCCACGCCGTAGCGCAGCGTGACCTCCGCGCCCGCGTCCTCATTGTTGAGCTGCGGCGCGCTGCCGTCCGGCTTGGTCACGGTGACCTCCCCGGCGGCCGTGGCGGTCACCAGGAACTCGCTGTTGTTGCCGGCAGTGGCGGCGCCGGTGACCCAGAAAGCGGTGCCGACCGTCAGCGCCGTGATGTCGGTCGTGGCCGCCAGGATCTTGCCGTTCGCGCCGTCGAAGCTGATGTCGGTGCCGGTGATGTCGGTGCTGGTCACCGTGGGCACGAAGTTGGCGATGCGCAGCAGCGCGTCGTACTCCGGCAGCACGCCGGGCTCGCCCGCGCCCTTGAGGAACACCGGCACCGGCACCTGCACCTGGATGCCGCCGACGATCGGCGCGCTGCTGTCCAGCGACGGCGTCATCTCGTTGGTCTGCTCGGTGCCGGCGTTGAACGTCGGCTCGGGGATTTCCGCCAGGATGCCGTCGGCGGCCGGGTCGGGCGCCTCGAACTGCCCCTCCTGGGTCTGGATCTTCGCCAGGATCGCGCCCTTGCGCGGTCGGATCGCCATGTCTCGCTCCTATGGCTTGCGTGGGACGATGGGCCGGGGGCGGCGTCAGGCCGATCCGCCGCCGCGGCGCTTGCCGCCGCCCTTGGCCGGCGTCTTGTCGGCGTCGCGTGGCGTGCTCGCCCCTGTCGTGGCAGCGGGCGCGGACGGGTCCGCGACGGGCTGGCCGCCGACGATGCGCCGGGTCTCGGGGCTGCGTGGCGGCCGGGTCCGCCGCCGGTGCCGGGGCACCTTGGTCTCGGCCATGGCTATCCTCCCTGATCGGCCGTGAAGGGATCGTCCTGGGCGGTGGTGAACACCGCCGTCACCTGCACCAGGAACGCGGCCAGGCCGCCGCGCCCCTCGTGGTCGTCGAGGGCCCGCTCGGTCGGGCCGATGTCGAGGTCGAGCGCCCGGCCGCCGAGCGTGGTGTCGGCCAGCAGCGCCTGCAGCACCTGGCCGCGCAGGCCCTCGCGCGCGGCGCGGATCTCGCTGTCGCGGGCGGCCACGTAGCCGAAGACCTGCATCTCGACCGCGTGGAAGTCGATCGCGGTCGTCGGCTCGAAGTCGTCGCCGTCCGGCGCGCCCTCGTCGCCGTCGGTGACCACGACCGCCGGCCGCGCCTCGCGCGGCACCGGGGTCGCGCGGTTCGCGAACACCTGCACCCCGGCCGGCTCCAGCGCGGCGCGGAGCTGCGCCTCGGCGGCGTCGAGGACCTGCTGGACGACCGGGGTCACGACGCGGCCTCGCCCAAGGTCGCCCGCCACAGCCGGCGGTCGTCGTCCGGCTGGTGCGGACCCAGCAGCACGAAGGTCTCTTCTCCGGCCTCGCCGGGCCGCAGGATCAGCGAATCGCCCTCGCGCACGCCTTGCGGCAGCGCCGCCACCGCAGCGGCGCGGAACTCGACCACCTGCTGGGCGGTGTAGGTCCCGGTCCCGCCGAGACCGTCGAAGCGCGCCTCCGGCCGCATCGTCACGACGCGCAGCCCCGCGATATCGCCGCTGCCGTCCCGCGGCCGGTAGGTCGCCGGCACCGTGAGATCCTCGCTGGCGAAGATGTCGGCCAACGCCTGCTCGATCGCGTCCACCCTCGCGCCTCCCTGGTCTCACCCCGCGCCCTCGGGCCAGGCGCCGACGAACGCCGTTCGCCGCCTCGCCCGAAAGCGCGAAGGGCGGCCACCAGGACCGCCCTTCCGCGCGTTCGGTTGTCGTGGGGTGTTTAGCCGTCGCCCTGCCGGGCCACGGCCGCCCAGGCCGCGTCGCGCTCCGCCGCCGTCACCTCGTAGCCGAGCACCGCCGACAGGGCATGCACCGACGGCTTGCCGCCGCCGGTCCAGGCGTCCTCGTTCTCCGGGTCCAGCGTCAGGATGGCCTCGCTGATCGCCTGCGTCAGCGCCTCGCCCGCCGGCTTGCGCGGCGCCCCCGTCGCCGGTCGCGGCGCCCGTCCCGGCTCGTGGGCATGCCCCAGCCGGATCAGCCGCTCGGCCTCGTCCTTCGGCAGCTCGGTATCCTCGCCCGGCCGCACCGTCCGGCTCTCGCCGGGCGGGCCGATCTCCAGCGTGACGGCCGCCACCACGCGCTTGCTCGCGCTCTTTGCCATGATCGCTCTCCGCTCGTGTGGAATAGGATGGCGGGCGTTAGGCGACGGTCGCCGTCAGGCTCGCGTTGGGCCGCCGGACGGCCAGCATCGGCGCCGACTGGATCATCACCCAGCGCTGGCCGGGGTCCTGGGTCATCCAGGACTTGGTCGCCACGTCGGTCTCGGGATACCCCAGCTCCGCGTCCCGGATGGCGCCGAACAGCCGCGCGCCCTCGATGTCGGTCGACGGCATCATCACCGTGTTATCCGGCAGCAGATACTGGTTGGTTCCGGCATCGTCGGTGTACCAGTCCTGGAACACCCAGATCTCGAACTCGCCGATCTGGCCCTTGAACTGGGGCCCCCGCTCGGCGCCCGGCCCGGTCTCGGCCCGCGACGTGGAGCCCCGGCGCGTCTCCAGCAGTTTCTGGACCGAATCCTGCGCCCGGAACACGCGCCAGGCCTTCGGGTCCATGATGACGCGCGTCGGATGGCGCCCCGACTTGTCCTGCACCAGCGTCGCCCAGGTCTCGATGTCCTGCAGCGGGTCGACGCCGGTCTCGCCCCACTTCGAGCCGGACGCCTTGCTGATCGTCAGTTCGGGGTCGCGGCCGAAATCCACCTCGGTGGTGGGATAGCCCTCGCCGGCAATCGTGATCCTGGCGTCCAGCAGCACGTCGACCGCCATGTGGATTAGGCGGTTCTGCCACTCGTCGAGGGCGTCCTGCAGCTCCTCGCGCAGGATGCGGTCCTCGCGCTCCGCCGGCGACAGGTCGCCGCCCGTCGGCTCGCCCGGCAGGCGCTTGAACGGCCGGTTCGGATCGACCGTGCGCTTCTCCTTGATGTAGGCCGGCGTCAGGGTGTCGGTGCGATAGCCGTCCTTGCGCCGCACCTGCCCGGCCACCAGCGGCGAGACGAAGGGCGCCAGCCGGCGTTCCTTGCCCAGGTCGACGTCCCAGGACACCTGCTCGGTGTTGAACGTCGGCGACGACGGAAAGAAGGTGTCGAGCAGCCAGCTCGACATGTTGCCCTGCAGCTCGCGGACGACGGCTTGCAGGACCTCGGTTGCGTAGCGATCCAGGGGCATTGCGCGCTCCTTAGCCCACCTTGGTGACCTGGGTCAGGAAGATCCCGACCTCGCGCAGCGGCTCGAACGCGCTGGCCGCGTCGTGGTTGCCGCCGAAGGTCAGGGCGTCCTGGTTGAACTCGCCGGTCAGATAGACCGGCATGGCCACCGCGCCGCCCGTGGTGTCGACCTCGTCGACCAGGATCGCGCGCGGCACCTCGCTGCCGTCGGCCGCGCCGTCGTCGGACAGCACGTACTCGCCCGACGCGGTCACCCGCCCCAGCACCGCGCCGCGCGGCAGGGTCTGCTCGCCAGCGATCGTGCGCTCGCGCGTGACGACCGGATAGTTGCCCGCGATGTACAGCGGGCTGGAAAAGCTCTCGCTCGTGAGGCTCGGCTGCGTCATCGCTTACCCCCGCTTGCCGGCGTTGATGATGGCCTGCGCCCGTCCGTGGGGCGTGTCCTCGGACGCGGCCCCGACCGCCGGGTCCGGTCCGGGGTCCGGCACCGCCGCCGCCTCGGCCAGGTTGGCGACGATGGCGGGATCGCCTGCCGGCGGCGCGGCGGCCTGCGGCACGGATTCCAGGATCTTGCCCGCCTGCGTCGCCGTCATGCCGGGCGTCAGGGCGAGCTGCCGCGCCGTCGCCTCGCGCCCCTGCGCCGCCTCGCAGCACAGGATGGCCTCGATGCGCTGCCGCTCGGCCTCGGCGCCCTCGCGCCGGGCCGCCGCCAGCGCGGCGTCGTTGGCGGCAGCGGGCTCGGACGTTTCCGGCGTCTGCACCGATGGGGTTTGCACCGGCGGCGCCTGCGGCGTGGCCGATGCGGCCGGCGTGGCCGGCGCTTGCGTGCCTGTGGACACGGTGCGTCCTCCTATCTCTCTGTTGAGGGACTCCAAGAGGTCGTCCAGCGTGGCGACCTCATCGATCAGGCCGGCCGGCAGCGCCTCGTCGTCGGGCAGCACGCCGGCTTCGGTCGCGCGCACCGCCGCGGCGGAGATGCCGCGACTCTCCGCCACCAGCCCAACGAAGTCGTCGTACAGCCGATCGACGCGCTTGCGGATGTCCGCCAGCGCCTCCTTGGAGAGCGGCTCCAGCGGATTGCCGTTCGCCTTTTTCGCCCCGGCCTTCACGATCGTGGTTGTAATGCCCTCGTTCTCCAGCGCGCGGGAGAAGTCCATGTGGATCGGGATCACGCCGATCGAGCCGACCAGGCTTTCCGGACGCGCGACGATCCGCTGCGTCCCAGCGGCCAGCATGTAGCCGCCGGACAGCGCGTTGCCGTCAACGAAAGCGACGATCGGCTTGTGTCGTGTCCGGGTGCGGATCTGCCGGGCCACGCCGGACAGGCCGTCGGCGACGCCGCCGGGGCTGTCGATATCCACCACGACGGCGTCGGTGTCCTCGTCGGCCAGCGCCGCGTCGATCTGGTCGCGCAGGATGTTCTGGGCCGTCAGACCCGCACGCGCCGCGCGCGGCGGCAGCCGCTTGAAGATCATCCCGCGCACAGGCACGTGCGCCACGCGGCCTATGCGCTGGACGGCCTCGACGGCGATTTGCCGCTCCTCGGCGGACGTCATGGCGACCGGCTCGACCTCCGGGGATGCCGGCCAGGCGGCGGGCAGCGTTCGCGCCTGCACCTCGTCGAGGGCCAGGGGCCGATGCGCCCAGGTCTCGGGTCTCGGTATCACGCCATGTTCTCCTCGCTGTCCGTCGGCGCCCGCAGCCCGGCCAGCGCGCCGGCCGTCGTGCCCTCCAGGCCAAGTTCCGCCAGCCGGGCCTGCTCGCGCGCCCGCTGTTCGATGATGTCCTCCCAGTCGCGGCCCAGCTCCGCGGCCTCGTCCTCCAGGGTCGAGATCATCATGTCGATGCGCGCCTGCGCGCCCTGGGCCTCCTTGACCGGGTCGACGTACCCCCGGCCCGGCCCGATCCAGCGGGCCCGGCAGTACGCGCCGCGCGCCTCGCGGAAGCGCGGCGCGCCGGCCGGCAGCCGCACCAGGCCGCGGCCGATCGCCTCCTCGACGACGGCGGCGTAGATCGGCAGCACGAAGCGGTTGACGAAGCGCGCCCGCCGCGCGCTGCGCCCGCGCCAGATCTCGTTGAGCGCCGCCCGCGCCGAGCTGTAGGTCGTCTGGGTCCAGTCCATCGCCATTTCCTCGTAGGACTGGCCCAGCGCGGAGGCGATCAGGCGCAGGAACATGGCCTCGAACTCGGCGAAGGCGGTGTTCGGCCGGCTCGCCCCGGCGTGCTCGATGCGCTCGCCAGGGAACAGCACCGGCAGCCGCGCGCCGTTCAGGCGGATCTTGGCCTCCTCGTGGTAGGCCTGCCGCAGGCTGTTGTAGCCCTCGATGCCGATGTCCGCGCCCAGCGCCTCGGCGATGCCGGCCTGGTCGTGCGTGGTGATGAAGGCGCCCAGGATGGCGTTCACCACCGCCGCCTCCAGCTCGGCCTCGCCGTGGCGTGCCAGCATCCGCAGTTTCTTGACGACCGCCGCGAAGGGCGACACGCCGCGATGCTGGTAGGTCTCCGTGGGCTCGTAGCTGTGCACCACGATCGGCCGGGCGAGGCGGGTCTCGCGCGGAATCCGCCGCCAGCGCGGCACGCCCGGCCGCGCCGCCAGGCGGTCGTCGCCGGGGTGCGTGTCCCGGATGTGGTACCAGCGCGCCTCGCCATGCGGCCCGATCTCCACGCCGTCGCGCAGCCGGTCGTCGTGCCTCGGCCGGTCGGGGTTCGACAGTCGCGAGACGTGCACGAGCTGCACCGTGGTGCCCAGCAGGGCGCCGCGCCGCGGCCGTTGCAGCAGAATGGCCAGCGCCTCCCCGTGCGTGAACTCCGAGCGGTAGGCGCGCGCGAACAGGCCATGGATGTCGGACTGCCGCTGCGCGTCCGCCCACATGCCGGGGTCCTCGCCCCACAGGCGCCACACGGTCTCGAAGGCGCGCCCCAGCTCCTCCGCCTGCTCGCGCTCGATGCCCAATGCCCGGTGGTCGGGCTTGGCGCTCAGGCGCAGGCCGGCGCCAACGACGGCGTCGACCTCGCGCTGGATCGCCGCCCGCGCCACCGGATCGTTGCGAATCAGGTCGTCGATCCGGGTGGCGATGGCCGGCCGCTCGCGCGCCAGGGCCGCGTCGGCGGTGACCTGGCGCGGCTGATAGTCCGCCAGCCCCCGCGCCACGCGCGACGCCGCCTCGTAGGCAGTGTCGGCCCGCGCCAGCGGCTGGCCGTGCGCGTCCAGGATCGGCGAGGGTCGGGCTGCGGGCTGCGGCATCAGAACACCGTCCCCACCGCGCGCCGGCCGGTGGACTGGCCGAGCCGGCGCTTCAGCTCGGCGATGTAGGCGTCGAGCTGGCGCAGCTCGGTCCGGGCATAGGTGATCTGCTTGTCGCCGCTCGCCTGCACCGTGACCGTCTGCCGCCCGGTCAGCAGCCAATGTCGGGCATCCTCGGCCTCGGCCAGCCGCTGTTCCAGGGTCGCCGTGTCTGTCGTCATTCCCCTACCCCGCGTTCATGCGCCGCGCCATCTCGCGGATGCGCGCCTCGCGCGACTGCTGCTGCTGCGCGGCCACGGCCTTCGGCAACGCCATGCCGCGCAGCAGGTCGAGCTGCTCCTCTTCCGCCGGGACGCCGCGCTCGGCGGCCTTGCGCGCCCACATCTCCGGCGTCATTGCGCCGATGCCCACCATGGGGTGGTAGGCCGCGCCCAGGGCGTAGGCCGTGCAGTCCAGCACCTCGTCGCGCACCCCGCGCGTCTTCTGCCACTCCAGCCGCGTGCCGCCGCCGCGCTTCTCGACGGTGACCAGCTTCTGGCTGGTGAGCTGCTGGAAGAAGTCGTCGGGCATGCCGGTCGGCAGGTGGACGAAGCCCGGCGGGAACTGCCCCGCTTCGTCCGGGCCCTGCAGGTTCAGCTTGCCGTACAGCTCCGACTTCAGGAAATGCGGCGACACGTCGAACAGCCGCGCCCGCCGCGTGCGGTTGCGCCCGCGCGGTTTGTACGAGGTGTCCTTGCCGTTGCTGATCGGCCAGTCGTGGATGCCGGGCCGGCCCTTGATGGCAATGACGTTGTGCTTGCCGCGCACCCACTTGTAGACCATGGCGGTGCGGTTGCCGTCGCCGCTGTCCGCCGCCGCCAGGTCGATCCGCCGCGCGTGGCCGGCGGTGTCCCAGCGGGCCTGGAACAGCCAGGCGGTCAGGCGGTTCCAGACGTCGACGTCCGCCGTGTCGCCCTCCAGCACGGCGTGGTCGACCACGTACAGCGTCTTGCCCACGCCGATGCCCAGCAGCACCACCTCCAGGCGGTTCCACTGCACGTCGATCCCGGCGGTCAGGAACAGCGCCGCCGCCGGGATCTCGCCCCGGTCGTGGTGCGCGATCAGCGCCGCCCGGTCGCGCAGGTGCTGCCACTCCGGCGCCTCGCCCTGCACCTCGTGGCTGCGGCCCAGCCAGAGGTTGTCGAAGGTCTTGAGCTTGTGCGGGTCCTCCTGGGCGGCCAGCCACGCCTGCCACATCGCGTCCCAGGTGGTGAACGGGCTCTCGATCGCGCTGAGCTGGAAGGAGGGATGGCGGCCGGCCTCGGGGCTGGCCGGCACGAAGCGCCAGCGCTTCAGGAACGCGGTCTTGTCGTGCTCCTCCAGGGCGCAGCCGCAGTGCCGGCAGACGTAGTGCACCTGGTGCGGCCAGGTGGTCTCGCCGCGCAGTTGTTCGAACTCCAGGAATTGCCATTCGTCGCAGTGCGGGCAGGCGAGCTGAAGCCACCGCTGGTCGCCGGCCTCGAAGGCGGTGTCGATCCGCGACGCGCCGGCCAGCGTCGGCGTCGAGATCTCCACCTTCTTGAAGTCGCCGGTGCGGTGAAAGGCGATCTGGCGCGCGTCGACCATCGCCATGGGATCGCCCTGGCCCTCCAGGTCCTCCGGCCACTCGTCGATCTCGTCGCACAGCGCGAAGCGCACCGTCGCGCTGCGCAGGTCGGCGGAGCTGTTGGCGATGGTCAGCCGGATCGAGCCGCCCGGAAAGCGCTTCGACAGCGCCGTCGAACCGTCCCCGTCGCGGCTCTTCTGCCTGGCGATGCGCCGGCGCAAGGCCGGCGACTGGTCGATCGTCGGCTGCAGCTTGTCGGCGTTGAACTTCTTCAGCGCCGCCAGGGTCGGCTGCACCGCCAGCACCGCCGCCGGGTAGTGGCAGGCGATCAGGCCCAGCCAGATGATGCCCAGGCCGGTGACGCCGGTCTGCGCCGACTTGCGCACCGTGACCCGCGTGCAGGGGTGGCGCGGCGACAGGACCTGCAGGATCTCGGTCTGCGGCGGGAACAGCGAGGGGTCCCAGCGCTGTCCGGCGTAGGGGCCATCGGGGACGACGATGTTGTCAGCCGCCCAGGCGACGGGGTCGATCTCCGGCGGCGGCGCGATGCCCTTCGCCAGCGCAGTGGCGACGACGCTAAGCGTGGACTGCATCGCCGTCCTCCTCGCCGCCGGCCTCCGCCGGCTCTCCCTCGACGTAGGCGTAGCTGTCCAGCAGGTCCGCGATGCCCTGCTCCAGCTCCCGCGCCTTGTCGCGCAGCAGGCCGCGCAGCTCCGCCGGGTCGCTCACCGGTGCCAGGTCGTGCGCCCAGGTCTCGATCTGGTCCAGCCGCCGCCGGATGGCCTGGCCGCAGTTCGTCAGCGCGTCGTTGACCTCGGCCTTGGACCGGAACAGGTCGCGCTTCTGCCGCAGCTCGAATTCCTTGAGGTCCGCGTCCGCCGCCGCCTTGCGGGCCATGTGGTCCTTGTAGGCCGGCAGCGAGACCACGCCCGACGGCTCGGCCGCCTCGGCGGGCGCCTCGGGGGCGTCGGCCGCCGGCTGCAAGGCGGCCTGCGGATGCTCGGCCGCCTTCCACTGCCAGGCCGCCAGCGGCCACCAAAGCTTGCCGCCCTCGGCAAAGACCTCGGTGGTGAACCGGCGCTGCTTGACCTGGCTGACCCGGCCGGGCGACACGCCGATCCGCCGCGCGAACTCGCTCTGCGTGATCGCCTCGCGCTTCCCGTCGCCCGCCATCCGCCGTTTAGCCCTTTTAGCCCGCCGTTTAGCTGTTTAGGGGTTTTTGTTACCCCCGACTAACAACCCCGCGCGCCTCCGCGTCCCGCGTTTCGGGCGGGGTGTGGAAGGACCCGCGGACACGAAAACGGCGCCGCGGGCCCGAGGCCGGCGGCGCCGCTGGGGTGCGAAACGAGAAAGCCCGGCGCGGGGGCGTCCCCGGCCGGGCAATCCTGATCGCAGCGTATTTCTTTCCCTGCCATATTCCGTGACCTCTGTGAACCCCCGACGCTAGATTTTTTGTCCGACGCGGGTCCCGGCCCGCCACATCTGGTTCAGGTGCCCGGCGATCATCTCCATCGCCGCCCAGTAGACCGAGCGCGACAGGTACTCCCGCGAGCGCCCGTCCGCCCTGGAGACCTTGGTCATCTTCGCCCCGCAGAGCACCGCCAGCACCACCGCCCGGTCCCGCTCCGCCCCGATCAGCGGCAGCCAGGTCGCCGCCTTCGCCGCCCGGTCCACCGTCGCCGGGTCGAAGCGCGGCGCCCGCGCCTCCGGCTCCCAGTCCGCCACGTCGTCGCGCTCCGGCACGACCGGCAGCAGCTCCGCCGTGGTCACGTCGCGCGGCCCCTCGCGCCGGGCGACGGCGGCGTTGACCACCACGGCGTGGCGCAGCTCCGCCTCCACCGCCCGCTTGTCCCAGGCCTCCCCGTCCCGCGTGGGCAGGAACTCCAGGTTCGCCAGCGCCACCCGCCGCTGATCCGCCCGCTCGCTTGCCGTCATCCGCTGCCGTCCGGCCATCTCCGCCTCCTTCCGTCTCGGGTCTCCCCAGACCCTCCCCACCTGGGGAGGGTTCGCCGCCAACCGTCCTGCGCCCGCCGCGCCGCGAAAACGCCGCCGCGCCAAGGACTTGCGCCCCAGCTTGAAAAGCGCCGCCGCCCCGCTGGGGAGGGTGGGGAGGGTTTGTCCGATCCCTTCGCATGCGCGCGGGTGTGTGCGCGCATCTGCAAGGGTGGCAACCCTCCAAGCCTCCCCACCCTCCCCGAATGCCGGCAAATCAAGCACTTGCCGTGGGGAGGGTTCGCCCGCGCGGGGAGGGTCAACCCTCCCCATAGTAATCCTCGGGCCCGTTCGGCGGCGGCACGTCCGCCCCCGCCCCGCCGGCGCCAAAATCCAGCCCGTCGCGCAGCGCGATCCCGGTGTAGTAGATCAGCCCGCCGATCTTGCGCTTGTGCACGCCCTCGCGCTCCGGCAGCGACCGGCCGAAGCGCGTCTGCCCGATCGGCTCCACGCCGTTCGCCTTGCACCACTGGTCGTACTGCTCGTAGAGCACCTTGGCCTTGACCGCCGGTTCCCCCGGCCCGGCCGGCCGCGTGCAGGCCTCCAGGAAGTCCGCCAGCGGATCGCTCTGCGCCCGGTAGTCGGCGGTCGAGGCGCGCACCGCCTCGGGCACGGCCAGCCCCTGTTCCCGCCACATCAGGTAGCCGTCGACCAGCCAGTTCAGCACGCCCGAGGCCTCCTCCCCCCGGATGCGCCGCTCCAGACCGGGGTCGCGCTCCTCCGCCGGGATGGTCACCTCGAAGGGCACCAGCGCCAGCCGCCGCCACGTCCCGTGGTCGGTCGACTTGATTTTCGGCCGGTTGTTGAAGGACAGCACCAGCTTGTGCGTCGGCTCGAACTCGAAGGGCTGGCCGTACAGCGGGCGCACCTGGATCGGCTCGCCGCCGGTCTGCTCCTTGACCACGCCCTCGCTCAGCTCCGCCCCCACCTCCGGCTCGCTGGCCATCACCAGCCGCGCGCCGGGCAGGCGCACCAGGTCGGGCGTCGCGTCCGACCCCCGCTTGAACGGGTCCGACACCAGCGAGGCGAACGGCAGGGTCAGCGCATAGTCCCCCATCACCGCGCGCAGGATGTTCAGCAGCGTCGACTTGCCGTTCGCACCCGTCCCGTAGAACAGGCACAGAAGCTGCTCCCCCACCTCCCCGGTCAGCGCGTAGCCCATGTAGCGCTGCACGAACCCCCGCACGTCCGGGTCCGGCAGGACGCGCTTCAGAAAGGCCCAGAACTTGTACGCCGTCGCCTCGCGATCGTAGGGCACGCCCCCCGCCCGCGTGATCAGGTCGCCGCGCTCCGGCGGGCGCAGCGCCGGCTCCGCCCCGTCCAGGTCCAGCGTCCCGTTGGGCAGCGCCAGCAGCCGCGGCGCCCGGTCCAGCTCCCGCCGGCGCACCTGCAGGTAGGGCGCCGCCGCGCGCAGCATCGCCGCCGTCTTGGCGGCGTTGCCAGAGTTCACCGCCCAGGCGTGGTGCCGCTCGACCCGCTTTTCCCAGGCCTTCACGCGCGCCTCGTGCGCCTTGCCGCTCTCGCCGGCTCTGGGCTCCGGCGCCCCCTCCGCCTCGATGGCATCGGCCTCGTCGGCGATGCGCCCGGCGGTGTCGTGCGCCCGCCGCTGCGCCTCCGACCAGGCACCCGCGCCCTGCCAGTGCGTCCCGGCCCAGCACAGCCAGCCGTCCTGCAGGTCGCGCTGCAGCTCGGCGACGGCGCGCAGGTCGCGGCCGTGCCGGGCGATGAGGCGCCGGCCGTTGCCGTAGTCGTTGCGCGGCCAGTCCGCCAGCTCCCGGTCGGAGGGCGGCGGCGCCCCGTCGTCCGCCGCCGCCAGCACCGCCGAGGCCGCCACCACCCCCTCGGCCTCGGACGGGGCGGCGGACTCGCGCTCCAGACCCTCCCCGGTCATGCGCGCACCTCCGGGCGGCGCCAAGCGGACGCGCCGCCGCGCCATACGACATTTTTGTCATTTCCCGCTTGACGAGCACGACAAAAATGTATAATCTCAATGCCGCGAACAGGGGGAGAGGGATGACCGGCAACGACTTCCTTCAAAAGCTCCGCAAAACGGCTCGCCGCCACGGCGTCCGCGTGGCCGTTGACACCAAGAAGGGCAAGGGCAGCCACGTGACCGTCTACTTCGGCGCGCGGGCGACGACCCTGAAGGATCGCAGGAAGGAGTTGTCCCGCCCCCTGTTGCGCAAGATGCTGGCGGACCTGGGTCTGAGCGAAAACGATCTGGACTAGGCGGGGCGCGCGGCGCCCCGACCGGATGGATGGAGAATACGCATGCGCGACGACTTCACGTTCCCCGCGACGCTCGAAGCCGATCCGGAGAGCGGCGAGACCGTCGCCAGCTTTCCCGACGTGCCGGGGGCGCACACCTCGGCGCCGACCCCGGACGGCGATCTGACGACGCTGCGGGCCGAGGCCGCGGACTGCCTGGAGGAGGCCGTGGCCCGCATGCTGGCCGACCGCGAGCCGCTGCCGACGCCCTCGGCGCCGGGACCGGGCGACCTGCTGGTGCCCTTGCCGCTGCGCATGGCCGCCAAGCTCGCCCTGCACCGCACCTGCCGGGAACAGGGTATCGGCGTGAGCGAGCTGGCGCGGCGCCTGGACTGTCAGCTCCGCGAGGCGCAGCGGCTCCTGGATCCCAAGCACCAGACCAAGGTCGATCGCCTGGCCGAGGCCGTGCACGCCATCGGCGGGCCGACCCTGGCCCTGGGCGTCCACGACACGGCGGACGCGGCATGAACCAGCTCGCCTGATTGGGCCCATCATGCCGCCGCCCCCCGCCGCCGCGCCCGCCGCAGCTCGGCGGCCAGGCCGGTCGCCTCCTCCGGCGCCGGCAGCGCGTCGCGGAACCGCGTCGGCGCCCGCCGCCGGCACATCACCATGGCGCCGTACTGCCGCCAGGTCACCGGCACCGCGCCGGCCGCGATGGCCTGCTGGCGCTTGGCCTTGCAGACGTCGTAGTGGCTGTTGCCCGGCTTGTCCTGGTGCCATTGGCGCTTGATGCCGATGGCGGCGGCCAGCGCGTGCAGTTCCGCGTCGCTGTCCGCGAAGAGGTGCGACATCCGCATGCGCCCGAACGGAATCATGGCGTCGTCGACATAGACCGTCATGCCGCCGTGTCCCCCCGCACCAGATCGTTGAAATCCCGCCCCTCCGGCGGCTTGGCGACCCCCGCGCGCCCCATGGCGCGGCGGAACTTCTCCACCGCCAGGGCCTCCAGGTAGCGCTGCGTCGGCGGGTCCTTGCCGTCGCCGTCGGCGCAGACCAGGGCGTAGCTCGCCCAGGCCGGCGGCAGCACGCCGGGCCGCGCCGGGTCCGGCTCGGTGGAGGGCAGGCGCTGCCCCCGCCGCTTGGGGCTGGGGTGCCGCGGCCCCCGGCCCAGCCAGGCGCCCGCCAGGTTGCCCAGCGACAGCGCCGCCCAGACGGCGGTGTCGCGTCCCGCCAATCGCTCGGCCAGCAGCACCGACAGCGCCGTCTCGATGCCCTCGGCCGCCGCCCACCAGCCGCTCTCGGCCGGCGGCGCCAGGCGCACCGCCCCGCCCTGCACCGCGCCGTGCATCTTCTTGGCCGACAGCGCCGCGCCCGTGACGGGGCAGACCAGCCGCGCCTTGCCGCCCCCGTCCGGCGCCAGATGCGTCACGTGCACCCCGGTCCCGCGCCCGTCCGGTCCCTGCACCAGGGCGACCATGGCCGGCGTCTCGGCCACCTTGACCGGCGCCGCGTGGTCCGGCGGCGTGTGCCAGTAGGCCACCGCCGGATGAAACCGCAGTGTCGGCAAGGGCCAGCCCACGGCCGCCAGGTCGATATCCCGCGCCCGCAGATAGGCCTCCACCAGCGTCCCCTCGGCCGGCCACGCCGCCCGCCACAGCCGCCGCGCCCGCGCCAGCCGATTTGCCCCTTCGTCGTCACCTCCCCCGCGTGCGGGGGAGGTCGGCCGCGCCAGCGGCCGGGTGGGGGCCCGCGCCCCCGCGCGCCGGGACGGGACCGTCTCCGCCCCGCCGACCAGCCGATCCACCGCCTCGCGGAACCCGACCCCCTCGCGCTGCATCACGAAGTCGACGGCGTCCCCCGCCGCCCCGCAGCCGTAGCAGCGATAGCGCCACGGGTGCCCGCCGCCCGGCGGCCGGACGGTGAACGACGGTGTGCGCTCGCCATGGAAAGGGCACAGCCCGACCCAGCGCGCGCCCTGCCGCCGCAGCCGCGTCGCCTGCCCGGCCAGCTCCGCCAGATCCGCCGCCTTCGCCCGCGCGACGCGGTCCGGGTCAATCCGGGAGTCCGACGAACGCCGTTCGCTCATGCCGCCACCTCCCCATCGCGTATCGAATGCAGCGCGGCGCGGCCGACAAACTCCGCGTAGTCTGGCGGGATGGCCTGGGCCAGTTCGGCACGGGCCATCCAGTCGATGCCCATGGCTTCCGACCACCCGGCCTTGTTGTTCCGCCGGCGCAGCTTGGCGCGGAGACCGGCCGGCAGTTCCGACCACTTGCGGTCCCATCGGCCGCGATTGGCGCCGTGCCCGGCCACGCAAGCCAGATCGCCGCCCGAGACCGTGCCCACCGCCTCGCGATACAGCATGAGCGGCGGCCGGAACCCCTGGACCTCGAAATGCCGTCGACGGACCAGCGGCAGGTCGAACATGAGCCCCGTCAGGACGATGTCCGCCCGGATCGGCGCGTCCGGGACGTTCTCGATCGTCGTCAGGGGATGATCGGCAAGGAGGGCACGGACCTCCGCGATGAGATCCGGATATTCATAGCCCCAACGCGTGTTGCCGATGGAATAGGCTTGGCACGGCGGCGAGGCCCAGATGAAATCAAAATCGCCGAGCCGGACCGGAGGTCGCAGCGCGTCCGCCTGCACGAAGCCGAACGGGTAGCGCGGCTGCGGCCGTATATCGACGCCGGTCACGTCGAACCCGGCGCGGTGCAGCCCCATGGCCGCGCCGCCGGCGCCGCAGAACAGGTCGAGCGCGCGCGGCCGGCTCACAGCAGACTCCCTTGGCGCTCTGCCGCACCGGCCGGCGCTGGCCGCCGTGGCGCCCGGCGAACGCCGTTCGCCGGCGCGGCCGTCGCCGCCCCGTCCCCCGCGCGCCGCCGGCTGTCCGCCCCGACCGCGCCGGGCGCGGCTTCGGTTCCGTCCGCCGGCACGATGTCCTCGGGCCGCAGCCGGCCCCGCTGGATGGCCATTTCGCGCCGGCGCCGCGCGTAGTGCAGCGCCTCGCCGTCCGGCCAGTCGTCGGGAAAGTGCCGCAGGCAGAACCCGGTCAGCCGCCCCCGGTACCACCCGCGCAGCGTCGAGGGCGTCAGCACCGTCCGGGCCCGGCAGACCTCGCAGTGGTGGCCCAGGTGCGCCGTGGCCGGACCACCCTTCATCCCCGCGCCTCCAGCCACTGCACGAGGTCCGCCTGCGCCGGCCCGCCGGGCGCGCTCTGGAGCCGCGCCGCCGGGTCGAAGCGGTCGACCTGGTTGCCCCAGACGTCCCAGCCGGGCCGCGGTGCCCGCGCGAACAGCTCGCAGTACGGCCCCGGCACCAGGCGCTCGATGCGCCGCGCCGCCTCGTCCGGCTTGCGCGAGTGCTCGCGCTTTGGCGCGACGATGGCCTGCCAGACGTCCTTGTGCTGCCGCCGCGGGGCGCCGCGCGTGCCCAGCAGGCACAATTCGCAGTCCTTGCGCGTCCAGTAGCCCATTGAGGCCCGCAGGCCGCAGGTCGAGCCCGGCCGCGTCTTGACCCAGACGAAGGCGACCGTCTTGAAGCCGAACCCCCAGGCCGCCATCAGCTCCAGCGCCTGCGCCAGGTGCGAGTCGACGATCCAGAGGAACAGCGCGCAGTCGCGCGCCGCCAGCTCCGCCACCGGCAGCGCCTGCAGCGCCTCGCTGTCCAGGGTCGGATAGTGCTGCTCGGCGCCCCTGTGGTTCCCGTCGGCGCCGCCCCAGGTCTCGAACCGCCACGGCGGATCGGCGTGGATGGCGCCATAGGGCGGGCGCAGCCCGGCAAAGACGCCGCTATGCGCGCTCGCCGTCATCGCACGTGCACCGCTTGTCGCTCGGCGCGCGTCGGCGCCCGGTAGACTCGCGCCGCGTGCGCCGGGCAGAAGGGCTTGCCGGCCGCGCTCGGCGCCCCGCACTTGTCCGCCCCGGCCGTCGGGTCGCCGTCGATCCACTGGCAGGTCGCCGGCGCCGGCCCCTTGGGCGGTAACCCGCGCGGCCGGGGACTCCCCGGCGCGGGGCCAGGGCGTGGGGCGGGTCGCGGGGCTTGGCCGCGTACGCCCTGGGCGCCGGCGGACGGCCCCGCAGCCCCGCTTGGTACGCTCCGGCCCCCGCCCCGGTGACCGGCCGCCACGTCCGCCGGCGCCGTCTCGGCCGCTGGCCGCGGCATGTCCCTGTGCCGGCCTCTCCCGGCTGTCACGCCTTCCGCTGACGTTGCGGGGACGGTCGCGCCGCCGTCCCTCGGCCTACTCGCGGGGTCTTCCGACGCGGCGCATGGACTCGCGTTTTCGCTCGGAGCCGAGACCTCGCCCGCTTTCGCTTGGCATTCCGCCTCTCCATCACCTCCCCCGCCTGCGGGGGAGGTCGGCGCCGCCAGGCGCCGGGTGGGGGCCGCCGCCGGCGCCGCGTTGTCCGCCGGCCGCCGCTGGCCGCGCTTCGCCAGCGCGCGCTCGCACGCCTTGGCGCTGCTGCCGAACACCAGCGCGCAGGTCTCCCAGCTCACCCCCTGCGCACGCAGGTGCGCCAGGGTCTCCAGGCGCTCGGCGTCCCACTTGCGTGCGGCGGCGGCCATGCGTCACGCCTCCGCGCCGGCCGCGCCAGCGCCGGTGGCACGGGCATCCAGTTCCGGCAGCTCCTGGCGCTCCGGGTCCCAGTACACCACCGGTTTGCCCGCGCCCTGGCAGACCGCGATTTCGTGCGCGACCCCCGTGCTGGCGTCCCACCCTGGGATCTGGGCGACGACCAGCCCTCGGGCGGCGTCCAGCAGCGGCGCGTCGGCCCGCGCCCAAAAGCCGTCGTCGACCGCCGGCAGGTTGCCGTGCGCGGCGATGCCGTGGCTGTGCGCGATGGGCGAGAGGACGGGCATGCCCGCCCGGATCAGCCGTGCCGCCAGGGCGCACGCCGTCTCGTAGGCCGCGGCGTGGCCCATCGGCGCCCGCGAATAGGGCGTCGCCAGATACCAGTAGCTCATTCCCCCTCCCCGCTCGCCGCCAACAGCGCCTCCCAGGCGTCGTGCAGCGCGCACAGCGCCGGGCTGGCGAAGTGCCGCCAGGGCGCGCCGGGGCAGGCGTGCAGGGCCTGGTGCCGCACCTGCCGTTCCGCGCTCTCGAAGGCGGCCTGGCATTCGGCCACCTGCTCGTGCAGCACGACGCGGCTCTGCGTCAGCACCGCCGTCAGCTCGGGCCGCAGCCGCCTCGGGCGCGCCATCGCTACACCTCTCGCGCCCGCGCGCGCGGAACCGGCGCCCGCCGGGGCGCGCCGCCGCCGCGCGGGCGCTGAATGCGCATGACCGGCCCGTCGTCGCCGGCGTCGAGATAGCCGCCGCCCTGCGCGACGGCGACGCCGAGCGCCAGGCCGAACAGCGTCAGCGCCGCCCCGCGCCCGACCGCCGCCAGCGCGCCTCGGCCCGCCGCGCCAGCCGCGTCAGCCCCTCGGCCGCGCCCGTCAGCCCGCTTGCGAGCCACCACCAGATCGTCCGTGACATGCGCCCCCTCCCGCAGGCTCGCGCGGATCGCCGCGTGCTCGGCCTCGACCCGGCGCAGCCGGGCGTCGATCGTCTCCGGCCCATCCAGCGCCGGCGCGAAGACCTCGCGCAGGAATGGCTCGCCCCACACCCGCGCCAGCGCCGCCATGTGCCGCGACTTCGGCAGCTCGCCCCGCCGCCAGGCCCAGACCGTCCGCTCGGCCGCCCCGGTCGCGCGCTGCAGCTCCGCCACCGCGCGCCGCCGCGCCCAGGCCCCGAACACCGGCCGCATCGCCTCCAGCAGCCCTTCCGGGTCCCGCAGGTTCATGCAGGCGTCCGTCATGGCCTTGCCCTCCCGCGCGTGTGACCGTTCCGGGGTCGCTCGCCGCCACGGAGGCCCGCCATGCCGCGCCACCCGCTTGCGCCACGCCACGCCATCGCGGCCGGGACGGACTCGCAAGTCCGCCCCGGCCCTGCTACCCTCGCGTGTGCCACCAACGACGAGGGAGACGGTCCATGTCGGATGACGGCCATCGGATTACGCTGGGGGACCTGCGGCGCCACCTGCGGGAATTCGACGACGACACCGAGGTCACCTTCGGGGCGACGCGCGCCGCCGTCCCGCTGGTATTCTGCCGGGTCAAGCGGCGCGGCGACCGCCTGGTGCAGATCGAACTCGACGAGCTGTTTCCCGACGGCCATTGACCTAGAGTCCCCGATAGTGTCTCGGCACCGGCTGGCCGGTCAGCAGCGCCTCGATAACGGCCGTCACCCCCCTGACGGTGCGGGGCGCGTAGATTTCGGTGGGCTTGGCCACGCCGCGCGCACGCACGACGACCGCGTAGTCGCGGCCCTCCGGGTCGACGGTGACGCTGCGTATGTCCGCGGGCTCGACCTGGTCCACGGCCGCGGCCCGGCTCGCGTGCGCGCACGCCAGACATCCGGGGGTCTGTGTCGTCCGGTCTTCATCCATGGCTTTGCTCCTCGGCAGTCCGGCCTTCGTCGCCTGTCCCCACGGCCTCCGCCTGACCGAGGGCCGCCTCGATCCGGCGCAGGGTCGCGACCGTGGGGTTGCCCTGGCGGTCCAGCACCATCTTGACGGTGTTCAGGTTCAGCCGCCGGTCACGCGCCCACTGGTACAGGCTGTCGATCCGCGCGAGGCGGCCGCGCAGGCCGTCCAGCACCGCGTCGATCGACGGCACGTCCGGCGCGTTTCGGGCTGGGTCGGGGTTTCGCGTCGACATAGCGCGATACTGTCAACGCATTGAGGGTCATGCAAGGAAAAATTCTCGGCAGATTGATATACCGGCCGCGCGCCGACCCCTGTAGCCTGTCATCATGTTGACAGGCGGGACAACGTGGGGTCGCACAAATCCTTGTGGGCCTTCGCCGATCAGGTTTCGTGTCCCATTCTTGGACACCCCGCACTTGCATGTATGCGCCGGGGGTGATGTATGACAACGAACACGACGCAGCGCGACAGGGACCGACAACGCGAAAGTGTGCGCCGATTCGAGGCCTTGCTCCGCGAACGCGGCATCCGGCGCTACAAGTGGTGCCGCGAGGCGGGCGTGTCCTTCGGCACGCTCCACGCGTACCTCGACGAGGCGCGCACGCAGGAGCTTTCCCCGGCGACGCTGCGCAAGCTCGCCCAGGCCGCCACGAGGCTACTCGGCCGGCCGGTGGCGAGCTGGGAAATCACCGGCGGATCCGGAGGTGTCGAGGTTTGGGGAATCCTGGCAGACGGTGCGGTGACGGCGACCGGCGCCACCCGTGGCGGGGCCGATCAGCTCCCCGCCCCGCCGACGGGCGAGGACCCCGCCGACTACATGGCGATCGAGGTCGTCGACGACTCGGCCGCGCCCTGGGCGGCGCCGGGCGACATCCTGTACGTGGCGCGCGAGCCCGAGACCGATCCGGCCGCGGCGGTCGGCCGGCGCTGCATTGTCGAGACCGAGGACGGCGCCCAGCACCTCGCCACGCTCCAGCACGGTCCGCAAGCCGGCACCTACACGCTACTGCGACCCTCCGGCGCCGCCGTCCGTACGGCCGCGGCGGTCGCCGCCGTGCTCCGCGTCCGCCATCAGACCTTTGCCTGACGTAGCCTCAAAGGCCATATCCGCCAGCTTCTTGACCTTCATCAGCTCATCGTCGATCGCTTTTTCGATGTCGGCCATTACCGCCGGCACGACGTAGAGCAGGCCGTCCTCGTCCACCGCGATCACGCCCGCCGCCCGCAGTCGACGGACATGGTGGTTCACCGTTGTCCGCGACTCCGCCAGCACCCGCGCCAGCCCGCGCCCTGTCATTCCGCGCGCGTTCAGCGTCTGGGCGTAATAGAGCTGTCCGACGATGTAGGCGGGCAGGTCGCCGGGGCCGTCCGCGAGCCCCGGCGCGTGGCGCCGTTGAAACGCCAGCCGGTCCTGGCGCTGCGTGGTCGCGAAATCGATATAGGCCCGCCGCCGGCCCCGTGCGTCCATGGCTTCGCCCCGCCACCAGCCCAGGCCCGTCAGTGTGCGCCACCGGCGCGCGGACCCGCCACCGATGCACACGCTTGCTGCGCTTGCCGGTTCTCCGTTCGGTTGCGAACGCTCAATGTGTTGATGGTTTTCGCTTGACAGTAACATCAATCTGTTGACAGTCTAGCCTTACGCCATGCGGCCACACCCTCAATTCGCCGACGGCGCCCCTGACCCGATAGCGGAGGCGACCATGCAGACCCCACGCCACGACATCCGCCTTGCGGATCGCACCCGCCAGGGCACGACCGTCACCTGGCAGGCGCCGGACGGCCTTGGCATGCGGGAGTACCGCGTGACCCGCGACGGCGACGCGGTGCGCGTGCAGGCCACCGAGGGCGGCTTGCAGGTTTTTGACGAAGCGGTGCCGCCGCGCGTGGCCGGCGCGCTCGCGCTGCAGCTCCTGGATGCCGCCGGCTACGGCATCGGCGACCACGGGCTGCCGCACGACCTGGCCCGCCTCTACGACCAAGTCAAACGCCGCCATGGCGGGCCCGCGCGATGACCCGCGCCGCCCGCGTCGCCGGCCGGGCGCTGCTGGCGCTCGGCCTCTGCGCCCTGGTCTTCGCCGGGGTCTGGGGCGCCCTCCACGCCATGGCCGAGCACCAGGCCCTCCTGGCCGCCCGGCCCGCCTGACACACGCCCGAGAGGGAGAGAGGCTATGTCCCCAAGCCACACGACGAATCCCGCCCCCGTCCTCGACGACACCTGGGTATCGACCGACTGGTGGCACGGCTGGCGCGGCCTGCTGGTGCTGCCGGAGGACTGCAACCTCTTGAGCGAGACGAACTTCCGGTTCCACTACGGCGAGCCGTGCGGCGTCCTCCTGATGCAGAATGTCGCGCCCGACCTCCTCGACCGTTATGACGACGCCGACGACCTGCTCGACGCCTGGCAGCCCACACCGCCCGAGGGCGCCGTCATTGCCGCCAAGTGGGACACCGAGGACGGCCCCGTCGCCTTCTACCTGCCCGAGACGACGCCCCGACTGTCGCGGGTGCTGCCGCGGCGCGCCGCCACCCTGCCCGACCGGCCCCACGTGACGGTCAACCTGCGCCACCAGAGCGACCGCCACCCCACGGCGCCGGAGGGCCGCGTGCTGCTGTCCGACCGCCAGCCTCTCGCGCTGCCCGCCGTGCTGCTCTACGCGCTGCTGCACCACGCCGCCAACGTCCACGGCGACCGCCAGTTCGCCGACGACCTGCTGTTCGCCCTGGTTGCCCAGCACGGCGTCGACGCGGTGCATGACGCCCTGGGCAGCCTGATTCCCGCCATTCGGGACCTGCATGCCTCTGATCCGGAACGTTATCCGGCGTGGGTGGCCACGGGGCGCCATTTCCAAGCCGAAGTCGATCGCGCGGCCGTCGACATCGCCGCCCGCCGCGCCGACGAACGCCGTTCGTCCGAGTCCACCCCGTGACCGGGGAGCCGCGTGCCATGCCCACCGTCCGCCTCCGCCTCGCCGACACCGCCGACGCCGCCGTGCTCCTGACGCTGCGCGACGAGGCTACCGGCGCCCCCGCGCCGCACACCCCGGACGAGTACGTCTTGGTCGCGGGCGCGCCGCCGCGCGCCCTGCCGCTGCCCTACGGCGTCGCGCTGCACCTCTGGGGCGTCGCCACGGCCACCACCTGGCTGGACCACCCGGAGCTGCTGCCGGGCGGGGCCGCGCGGCTTTCGCTGCCGCTGGACATCGCCCTGGACCGCCAGGCGTTCCGCCGGCCGCTGCTGCGCGGCCGGCTGACCGGGCCCGAGGGCGTCGCTCCAGTCGCGCTGGACGGCCGCGACGGCTTCGTCCGCGTGCCGCTCCCCTACCCCGGCGGCACGCTTGCGCTCGCGGCCGAGCCCGCCGGTATCGGGGAGGCCATGCCATGACCGCGCCGCCCACCGCCCCCGACTGGCCGGCCGTGCACGCCCGCGTCCTGGCGGCCTACCGCGCCGGCGACTGGACGCTGCGCGCGCTGGCGCGGGAGTCCGGCGTGGCTTACGGCACGCTCAGCGAGTACCTGCGCGACACCCCCAAGCGCCCGGGCCTGGACCTCGACACCCTGGCGCGGCTGTGCCAGGCCCTGGCGCTGGACTGGGCGGCCGTGCTGACCGGGCGCGGCGCGGCGCCGACCCTGCCGGTCGACGCCCTGCACCCCAGCGACCTCAACCCGCGCAAGTCCGTCGACGCCGCCGCCCTGGCGGAGCTGGCGGCCAGCGTGGCCACGCACGGCGTGCTGCAGCCGCTGACCGTCCGCCCGCGCGACCCCGACGACGACGCGGCCGGCTACTGGATCGTCTTCGGCGAGCGCCGCTGGCGCGCCGCGCGCGCCGCCGGCCTGGCCGAGGTGCCGGTGACCCTGCGCGACGACCTGGACGACGCGGCGCACCTGACCCTGGCCCTGGTGGAGAACCACGCCCGCCAGGACGTGAACCCCATGGAGGACGCCGAGGGCCTGGCGCGGCTGGCCGAGGCCCTGACCGCCGCCGGCACGCCCGCCGACGAGGTCACGCGGGCGATGGCCGAGCGCATCGGCGCCACCCAGCGCCACGTCCAGCAGCGCCTCAAGCTCGCCCGCGACCTGACCGGGCCCGCCAAGGACGCGCTGCGCGCCGGCGCCATCACGGCCGCCCAGGCCCGCGCCCTGGCGCGCCACGACGCCGAGGCCCAGGCTTATGCCCTGCACCAGATCCGCCTGGGCAACCCCGGCTGGGACACCGAGGCCGCCCTCGCCGCCCGCCTCAAGGCCCGCCACGAGGCCCAGGCCAACCCCCACCGCAAGCTCCGCGACCTCCCGGCGCCCACCGACCCGGCGCCCGTTCAGTCACCTCCGCCACGAGTGGGGGAGCCCGCCCCGGCGGACGGGCCGGGGGTCGGCGCGCAGCGCCGGGTGGGGGCCACCGCCCGCGACGCCGCACAGCGCCAGCCGACCGAAACCACCGACCCCGAGTCCCCGGCGCCAGCCTCTCCGGCGCCGGCCGGCGGCGGCGGGGGCGCATCACCCCCAGCGGCCGACCTCCCTCCGGCCGCCTCCCCCACCGCCCCCGCCGCCGGCCATACACCTGCCCCGTCACCTCCCCCGCTAGACGGCTCCGCCGTCGACTGGCGTGTCGCGGGGGAGGTCGGCGCCAAGCGCCGGGTGGGGGCCACCGCCGGCGACGCCGCACAGCCGCAGGAGGACGCCTCCGACGACGAACGCGGTTCGCCACCGGCCCCCGCGCCCGCCGCCCCGGACGCCCAGGCCGAGGCCGACGCGGCCCGTCTGGCGCAGCTCCTGCCCGCCGCGTCCCGCACGGCGCTGCGGCTGCTGGTGGCCGCCCTGTTGCAACCCGATCCACGCGTCGCGGTCCAGCCGGCCCCCTTCAGCGCCCGGCGCAGCGCCGCCGGCCGCGACGACGATGTCGCCGCGACGCTGCGCCAGGAGCTGGACGCCCTGCGCCGCCGGCTGGTGCCGGGCGCCCAATTGCCCGACGCGCCGGACCTGGCCGGCGACTTCCAGGCCACCGAGCACACCCCGCCCGAGGCCCTGCAACGCCTGCTGGCCTGGCTGGTCGCCGCCCGCGTCGGCCCCGCCGACCCCACCGGCGGCGCCCTGCTGCGCGCGGCCCTGACGGCCGCCGACCACGAGACCACGGCCCACGACGAGCAAGAGGAGACGCGACCGTGACCGTTCTGCCCTCTGCCCTGACCGAGTACACCACCGTCGACGGCGACCCCTGGGCCCTGCTCCTGCGGGGGCATGTCGACCCCGGCGCCATCGTGGCGGCCGTCGCGGCCCACGACGAGTACGGCGCCGCGTATCCGGACATCGAGCCGGGCGATGTCGAGCACCGCTACATGCGCTGGGTCCCGGACGCGAAGGGCGCCGACGAGGGCTTTGGCTGGACGTTTTGCGGCGCCGACGACCCTGGGGCCCAGCCCGTCACCTGCGTCCGGGAACGATAGGAGGCGCCACCATGACCGCCGCCCCCTGGCTGACCCCGGAGCTGCGTGTGGTGCGCTTGGCGCTGCGCCGCCGCCCCTTCGCCCTGCTGGCCGAGGCCCGCTTCCGCCGCCGGCCGCCCCGCCGAGCCCTGGTCGCCGGCCGCCTCCACAAACGCGGCCCGGCCGCCAACGACAACGGAGACTTGGCAGCATGAGCACGCACCACGAGCGACCCCGCCGCATCCAGCTCCGCCGCGCCAAGGGCTGGCGGCTGCCCGAGGGCGCCGTGCGTGTCGACCGCGCAACGCCCTGGGGCAACCCCTTCGTCGTCGGCCGCGACGGCACGGCCGCCGACTGCGTCGCCCTCTACCGCCGCCTGCTCGCCGGCTACCTCGCCCTGACGGCGGCGACCTCGATCGAGGACCAGCGCCGCGCCCGCGCCCACGTCCTGGCCCACATCGGCGAGCTGCGCGGCAAGGACCTCGCCTGCTGGTGCCGGCCGGGCAGCCCCTGCCACGCCGACGTGCTGCTGGAGCTGGCGAAGCAACGCCATGCGAGCGACGAACCCACGTGATGGTCCGGAAGGGCCCATGGATTGACCGCAAGCAAGGACGAATCGCCGTGCCACTTTACGACCTTCGCCAGGTGCGGGAGTTGCTGGGGGTCCCGGAACAGACCCTGCGCGATGTCATCAATGACCTGGGCTGGACACGTCCACCGGGACGTGGCAAGTGGCGTTTCAATCAACAACAGGTCGAGGAGATCGAACGAGCCCTATGCGCCTGTACGCCCCCGGCGAGCGTGGCCGCAACCGGAGCTATGTCGCCCGCGGCTCGATCGCCGGCCGCCAGTACGAGATCACAACGGGCGAGACAGACAAGAGAGCTGCGAAGGCGGCTTGGGATCGGTTCCGACGCGGCGTCCTCGACGAACTCGCCCGGCAACGTGACGAGCCTGACGAGCCGCCGGTCCCGACGCTCGCCGACCTGATCGAGCTGTACCGTGCCGCCCGGCGGCCCTCGAAGGCCGACGCGGGCTTTCTGGACATCATCGCCGCGGACGAAGCCCTGGCCCATGCGCCGGCCGACCAGATCCGCCAGGCGGACATCGAAGCCGCAGCTCGCCGACTCTACCCGCGCGCCACACCTGCCACGCTCAATCGTCAGGTCGTGACGCCGATCTCCGCCGTCCTGCATTGGGCGGCCGAGAGCGACTTCGTTCCCTACCGCCGCTTCCGCCGCTTCAAGGAGCCCAAGCCGCCGGCGCGCACCCCGGCGCCCGGCACCATGAAGCTGCTCCTGGCGAACACCGACGGGCATCGCCACGCCTTGCTGCTGTGGCTGGACCGCCAGGGCTGGCGGATTTCCGAGACGCTGGCCGTCACCTGGGAGCAGGTAAACCTGCAGGAAGGCTATGTCGACGCCTGGATTTCCAAGAGCAACACCTGGAAGCGGATCTGGCTGGACGAGGCGGTCGTCGCCGCGCTGGCCAACCTGCCGGGGCGTCGGCGTGGCCGCATTTTTCCCTGGAAGAACCGCCAGAGCGTCTATTCCTGGCTGAAGCGACTGTGCGGTCGCCTCGGCGTGACGTTCACGCCGCACATGGCGCGCCACCAATTCGGCACCGACATCCGCGACGCCAAGGACCTGGTCGCTGCCGGCACCTGGACGAGCGAGCAGTCGACGCTGCGCTACGTCGAGACCGACGCCGAGCGCGCCCGCCGCATCCTGCGCCGGCGCAGCCGCTGAGCGCCCGACGACCATCCGGCCGACCGGACAGGCCAGGCGTTGCGTGTGGCCACAAGACCCACCACACCTGTCCCCCCATTTGTCCCCTAGCGAGTTGCGTAAGTTCGCCGGGCGTTCCGCAACGTTCGGGGCCGCAACGCGCGCCGGCACGCGGTGCAACGCGGTGACAGAGTACAGATTTCTGGCAGTTTTCCGGGGTTCTGGCGGAGAGGGAGGGATTCGAACCCTCGAAGCGGTTTTACCCGCTTACTCCCTTAGCAGGGGAGCGCCTTCGACCGCTCGGCCACCTCTCCGGAACAGGGCGATGGTCGTCTTCACGTCGGCCCCGACGCCCGCGTACATAGGCGTCGCGCGACGACCCCGCCAGGGACCGCCCTTCTAGCGGGGCGGTCCGGGATTTGTCAATGCGGGCCGCGCGGCGGAACGCGGGAAATCCTCAGCGCTTGGGCACGTCCATGCCGCGCTGCACCGCCGGGCGCGCGGCGATGGCGTCGTACCAGCGGCGGACGTTGGGGAAATCGTCCAGATCCACGCCATGCCACTCGTGCCGCGCCGCCCAGGGGAAGGTCAGGATGTCGGCGATGGTGTAGTCCTCGCCGGCCAGGTAGGGCGCCTCCCCCAGGCGCTTGTCCAGCACGTTGTAGAGGCGGCGCGTCTCGTTGGTGTAGCGCTCGATGGCGTAGGGCACCTCCTCCTTGGCGAAGCGGCGGAAGTGGTGCGCCTGGCCCAGCATGGGGCCGAAGCCGCCCATCTGCCACATCGACCATTCGATGCAGCGGTAGTACGCCTCCGGCTCTTCCGGGAGGAAGCGGCCGGTCTTCTCCGCCAGGTACAGCAGGATGGCGCCGGACTCGAACAGGCTGAAGGGCTGGCCGTCCGGCCCCTCCGGATCGACGATGGCGGGAATGCGGTTGTTCGGCGAAATGGTCAGAAAGGCCGGCTGGAACTGCTCGCCCTCGCCGATGTTCACCGGGTGCACCTTGTAGGGCAGCCCCAGTTCCTCCAGCATGATCGAGACCTTGCGGCCGTTCGGCGTGGTCCAGGTATAGAGTTGGATCGTCAAGCTCGGCTCCCTTCTCTGCCCTTCGTGTCTTGTGGTCAGACCCGCGCCAGGGCCTGCTCCAGGTCGGCGATCAGGTCGTCGGGGTGCTCGATGCCCACCGAGACCCGCAGCAGGTCGTCCGGCACCGGGCTTTCCGGGCCCTCGATGCTGGCGCGGTGCTCGATCAGGCTCTCCACGCCGCCCAGCGAGGTGGCGCGCAGGAACAGCCGGCAGGCGCCGCAGGCGCGCAGCGCCGCCTCCCGGCCGCCGGCCACGCGCAGCGACAGCATGCCGCCGAAGCCGCCCTGCATCTGCCGCCGCGCCACCTCGTGCCCGGGATGGTTGGACAGGCCCGGATAGAGCACCTGGGCGACCTTCGGATGCCCCTCGAAGTGGCGGGCAATTTGCAGCGCCGACTCGCCGGCCCGGTGCACCCGCAGATAGAGCGTGCGCATGCCGCGCAGCAGCAGCCAGCCCTCGAAGGCGCCCAGCATGGCGCCCCCCGTGGTCCGGTTCGCCCGCACGCGCTGCCAGACCCAGGACTCCGGGTCGTTCGTCACCAGGGCGCCCGCCAGCAGGTCGCTGTGGCCGTTCAGGTATTTCGTCGCCGAGTGGTGCACGATGTCGGCGCCCAGCGCCAGGGGCTGCGTGTGGACCGGGGTCGCGGCGGTGGAGTCGACCGCCAGCGCCGCGCCGGCGCCGTGGGCGATCTCGGCCGCGCGGGCGATGTCCACCACGTCCCAGGTGGGGTTCACCGGGGTCTCCACCCAGACCAGCTTCGTCTCGCCGGGCCGCACGGCGGCGGCGAGCGCCTCGGCACAGGCCATGTCGACCAGGTCGAGCCCGACTCCCCAGTCGCGGCAGAAGCCGACCAGCCAGTTGCGCAGCGCCCAGTACATGACGCGCGGCGCGACGACGTGGTCGCCGGGCCGCACGGCCTGCACGACGGCCGCCGCCGCCGCCATGCCGGAGCTGAACAGAAGCGCCTCCGCGCCGCCTTCCAGGTGCGCCAGCAGGTTCTCCGCCGGCCGCAGGCCGGGGCTGTCCGGCCGCTGGTAGAGGTCGCCGCCCAGCAGGCGGTTGTCGGGGTCGCGGGCGAAGGTCGTGCTGGCCCGCAGTGGCGGCACCACCGCGCCGCTGTCGGGTTCGACGCCGTGCAGCGCCTGCGCCGCCGCCGTTTCCGGGTGCGCCGTCGCGCGGGGATCCTCGCTCATCGGCGGCTACCGCTTCGCGTACTGCGTGGCGCCGAAAAGGATCTCCTTCGCCTTGTCGTCGAAGCCGCCGGTCTGGCGGTGCTCGGCCAGCACCTCCAGGCCGCGCTGTACCGCCGGGCGCTCGGCGATCGCGGCCTGCCAGCGCTTGACGTTGGGATAGTCCTCGATGTCCACGCCCTGGCGCTCGTAACTGCGCGTCCAGGGATAGGCGGCGATGTCGGCGATGGTGTAGTGCTCGCCCGCCAGGTACGGCGCCTCGCCCAGGCGCCGGTCCATGACGCCGTACAGGCGGTTGGCCTCGTTGGTGTACCTGTCGTACGCGTACTGATAGCGCTCGGGCGCGTACTGCCGGAAGTGGTGCGCTTGGCCCAGCATCGGGCCCAGGCCGCCCATCTGCCACATCAGCCACTGGATGGTGCGATAGCGCCCCGTGGGGTCCTTCGGCAGGAAGTAGCCGGTCTTCTCGGCCAGGTAGAACAGGATCGCGCCGGACTCGAACAGCGGCAGCGGGTGCCCCTCCGGCCCCTCCCGGTCGATGATGGCCGGGATGCGGTTGTTGGGGGAGATCTTCAGGAAGGCCTCGTCGAACTGGTCGCCGGCCCCGATGTTGATCGGATGGACCTGGTAGTCCAGGCCGGTCTCCTCCAGCATGATGTGCACCTTGTGGCCGTTGGGCGTCGGCCAGCTATAAAGCTCGATCATGGACGCCATCCTTCCGGTCGATAAAGGGACAGCCGCCCGACGGGCGAGCGGCCGGTGGTGGCTTCGTGTTGGGCTTCGGGCTTCGTGATCTGCCGTTTCACATAGGAAGCCACGCCGGCAATGCAACACGACGCGCCGGGACGATCCCGGCCCGCCGCGCCCCTGTCGGGAAAAAGTCTCTTTCCCCGCGGGTGCGCCACGGGTAGCATTGTGCATCGCACAAAGCAGGCGCCGGCCCCGGCCTTCGGCTCGGGACACGGGGTCGAAGGGGCGCAAGGGGATCAACGCAGGCCGAACCTCGGAGGGGTCCCATGCGCCGGTTCTCGCATCTGACGCTTGCCGTCGTCTTTATCGTCCTCGGTGCCCTGCCTGCGCTCGCCGGCACCTTTCACGAGCGCCGCATGCCCGCCGGCGACGATCCGGACTCCCGGCCACGCGACTACCAGGTCTATGTGCCCGACGGGCTTGAGGCGGGCGAGGCGCCGCCGATGGTCGTGGTGCTTCACGGCTGCCGGCAGAGCGAGCAAAACATGATCGACGAGACGCGCTTCACCGAGCTGGCCGACGCGCACGGCTTCGTCGCGGTGTTCCCCTTCGTCACCGGCTACGACGAGCTGCGGATCGAGAACTGCTGGGGCTTCTGGTTCCCGCGGCACCGCCAGGAAGGCCGCGGCGAGGTCGGCGACCTGCGGCGCATCGTCGACCGGGTGGAAACCGCCTTCGGCAGCGATCCCGACCGCCGCTACATCACGGGGCTGTCCTCCGGCGCCGCCATGGCCGTGGCGGTGGCGGTGGCCTACAGCGAGGACTTCGCCGCCGCCGGCGCGGTGGCCGGTCTGCCCTACGGCGAGGACGCCGCGGCGGTTGGCTTCGCCTGCGGCCTGCCCACGCAGCACCACGGCATCAGCCGCATCGTCGGCGACATGCAGGCTGAGCAGCGCGACCCGGCCGAGCAGCGCGTCGTGCCGATGCTGGTCATCCACTCCCTGAACGACTGCACCGTGCCGATCCGCAACGGCCTGAACATCCGCGATTCCTGGATCCGCCACCATGGCGCCGAGCCCGAGCCGGCGGCAGTGCGCGACTGCACCACCGAGGGCGTGAGCTGCCGCCACAGCCGCTACACCGACGCCGGCGGCACGCCGGTCGTCGAGACCGTGCTCTACAGCGGCCCAACCTCCGGCCGAACCCACTACTGGCCGGGCGACAATGCGGGCCTCTTCGCCGACCCGACGGGGCCGAGCGCCAGCGAGCTTCTCTGGAGCTTCTTCCAGGACAAGTCGCGGGCGCCGGGCGTCGCCGCCGACATCCGCATCACCGAGGCCCGGGTCGAGGGGACCCGCATCGTCGTGGGCGGCACGGCGGAGTCCGCCGGCGCCGCGATCGCCCGCGTCGGCGTGCGTCTCGACGGCGAGATGCCGCGACCGGAGCAGGACGCCGAAGGCACGGACACGTGGTCCACGGCTTTCCCGGACCTGCCGGACGACAGGTTCTATACCCCGGTGGCCCGGCTGGTGCTGGAGGACGGCGCCGAGAAGCTGGCCTTCGGCCCCCGGCTGGCCGTCGGGACACCCGTCGAGGTGACCGTCGCGACCGGCACCTGGCAGCAGCATCTGGCGGCCGGCCGCATCGCGGTGCAGCAGGACCCCTGCGCGACGGCGGGCCTGCTGGGCGCCTGCGACAGCGACTTCACCACGCTGTTCTTCGAGCACCAGTTCGCCCCCTTCCCGCTCTACGCGGCGACGGAGGCCGGCCCCTGGTACGCGCGGGAAGACAACGTGCGGGCCGGCGGCGGCTGACGGATCGCGCCGGCGCGGCTTCCAGGTTTATATTTGGACGAATTCTAAACTTGTAAGGAGGGAAGGTTTGGCCCGCCGCCTGCGTCGCGACAGACCGGCG